TGCCTGTGCGTTAGCCGTAGCTGCTGCAAGTTGGTTAGAACGCTGTGCTGCGCCAAGGTTAAGCCCCACGGCAGGATCAAACAACTGAGGCGTTCCCGCACCAATCGCACCGAATCCTTGTTGCATGAAGTTTTGCCCTTGTTGATACGACAAAGGAGTTGAGCCAAGCAAGTTAAGACCTGGCTGAGTGTAGAATCCCTGTGCGGTATTGTAGGCGTTCTGTCCTGCTTGTGCAGCTTCGGCACGTTTACGGGCAAATACATCCTCACGACCCATCAGCTCAGATGCAATGGCGGCATTACCACCAAGACGGCCAGCCGCAGAAGCAGCTTCACGCGCTGTTTGTTGGTATCCGCGTTGCTCTTCTGGGCTGATTCTTTGGGAAGCGGCATATGCTCGTTGCGCCTCTGTGTTAAAACCTTGGACAACACCCGCCTGTTCTGGCGACAGGGCTTGCATCAGTCCACGGGTAAGACCTGCTTGTCCGGTCATTTGACCGAGTTCTGCACCCCTAGCCTCACCAAGCCCCATGCCAGCCTGTTGCGCTGCTTCGCGGCTAAGACCGAAAAGCCCTTGCTGTCCACCTGCCCCGCTAAGGAACGATTGAATATCACCAAGATTCAACCCTTGAAATTGTGGACGGAACTGTTGCTCCTGCGAAAAAATCTGGGGCAATGCGCCAGACATACCAGAAACGTATTGCTGAATATCTTTGCCAATGTCCATTTTGGGAGCTTTGACTGTCTTAGGTTTTGATCCCATGGTCTTATCGTAGTTTTGAGTAAAAGGCTTCCATGCCTAGCAAACGGGTGCGCTCCGATCCCTTGAAGTCGCGGTTAAATGCAATGTATTCGTAATCATCCTTGAGAGTGCATAATCCACTAAGCATATCGCCGCAACACATGGTGACATAAAGCGTGTCGGAATGCTCAAAAGCAACTGCTTTGTCAGGTTCGTCACTGTGCGAGTGGAAACACAACGCAAAAACCTTTGGAGTCGAAAGCACAATGCCATAAGACAAGTGCCAACCGATAAGGCTTTGGAGGTCAATGTCATTAGATTCATAAAGGTTAAGCGCGGTTGCTAGGTGAAGGTTCATCTAATAATTTGAACACTTGTATGAAGGCAATTAACAGCAGACGAACCTACGCTGACAGTTGAAATAAAAGCGCATTTTTCATTAGGGGTAAATCCACCTACAAGGTCGTTTCCAGAGGATGCGTCTAAATTTCCATTTTGATTGCAAACTCCAGAAATCGCAGCATTTGCGTCAGGCATTGCTATTGCAAAGTTAATGGAATAAAAGCCACTATCTACTGGTTCGTTTGAAGATGGAGGGCTTGCAATAGTTGCGCCAGAATACGCAGCAGATACGTTTGCCACATTACCACTAGCCCTTATTGTTTTTCTGGAAAGTGAAATTGTTCCAGTTGAGGTTGTTGTTGTGCTACTTACAACTGTAAAGGTATTTGAGTCAACAACGCTAGCTACTACATACAACCCGTCAAATGGAGCCGTTCCTGTTCCAACGGTAAAATTTAAATATACAGCGTGTCCAACAATCAGACCATGATCTGAAGAAGTATTAACAGTTACTGTAGTTGAAGCTGTTCTTGTGTATGTGCCTCCAATATCCGCTGCCGTTGTCCCGTCAAAGTTTACCCATGCTCTGATCCCGTAAATAGGAGCAGTACCAGTTTGCGCTCCATCCAACTTAGGAGCGGTAATAGCTGCGTCTGCAATGTCGGCTGTTACAATCGTTCCATCTACAATGTTGGCAGACGCTATCGTGATTGCAGTAGGCAATGCTCCAGTCGCAAGTTTTGAAAGAGCAATAGCAGCGGAAGCGTTAACCTTGGCGTTTGTAATTGTCCCATCCGCAATCGCGTTAAGGGTAACAGCGTTAGCCCCCATTTCGTTTGACGTAATCGTTCCTACTTTGAGTTTTCCAGCTACTAGCGCGAGCGTTGTGTTGCCAGAAACTATTGCATCACTTGTAAACAACGTCTGGTCGATGATGTTATTCATCAACGTGCTTGTAATCACTTGATCAGTAGTGAAGGTATCGGTTGTTTCTACGACTCCTGGCATATTACGTTTGGGAAATGATTTGTCTGTTTGTCACGGAACCTGTGACTTTAATCGAGGTGATCTTAGGGGAGCCGATTGTCCGTGTCAAGGTTAGGCTTCCCACATATCCACGAATCCCGCCAAGGCGAAACCGGATATTGCCAGTTTCATCCTCATTGACAGCACCAGTCCCAAGAACTGTGCCATCAAGGAAGGTGGTTGTCGTCCCAATGCTCTGGTTATTGTCGGGATCTTCCGCCGCAAAAGAGATTGCATACTCGCCAAGACCTCCACTAACGCATTGCATGGTAAGCTGTCCATCGGTAAACCGCTTCCGATTGAGATTACCCAGCGCATACCCCCTAGTGGTCAAAGAAGAGTTAATGGCAAAGCTAGTTAGAGTTCCTGCCGACACTAAGTTATCCAAAGAACTCTCAACAGCCTCTAATTCATGCAGCCCCCCTAGCGAAGTCACTGCGTAAATGCTATCCCGCTCCGCTGCGCTGCCGATAATCAGGTTTTTGATGATAAAGTCACTAGCCCCAAAGGTATCAATCGACTCCCACGCTTTGTTGAGGAAGTTAAAAATCAAAATTGTATTGTTACCAAGGGCATCATTGGCTCCTGCGCTAGAATCCAACGCTACAGCAAGGTAATATCGGTTGTTGAACAGCACTCCAACCGCTTCTGTTGCTAGGTTCTTGTTAATTCGGTCGATGTATGGCTGGATGTTCTTGGAAATAGGCTCATCCGCACCACGAAGGTTGTAATCATTTAGGAACTTAACCGCATAAACGCCGTCATCCGATAGGAAAAACATGGCATTGCCCTTCATCACAACACTTTTCCTCGCCAAACACCCAACTTCTGTGGTTAATTGCGTCACTTTTGTGTCAGTCAAGCTGCCAACCGTGCCGCTTATCAGGTGCAAGCTATTCCGATTCAATACAACCAATCCGTCATCGTAGAATCCTTTCATTGCCACCAAGTAATCCGTCGTTCCTCCAGTAATCCTGAACTGATTGGCAATCTGGTCAAACGTATGGCTGTCTAAAATATCCGAAATGGATATTTCATCAGTCACTTTTCTATCCGTGTAGGTAGGTGCAGAAAACGTGCCAGCAGGAGCATAGTAAAACGGAACCCACAATCTGCGCTGGAAGTAAACTCCCCACGGTGGGGCTGGTTGATGGATAAACCCACCGCCCACGCTGAACCTGCCGCCAAACTCAACCTGCTCGCTGCCCCCAAAGTTGGCTAAATCCGCCACTGGAGCAAAAAACGAAATGTTTGTATCCGTGGCACTAAACACCTCAAAGGACTCACCAGAAATTGCGCTAAGCTCAGGAACATTTGTTTCATAAATCACAATCGTATCCCCTGTTACAATGGTTGTGTTCCCCGTAACATCCAGACTTACAAGCCCGTTTGTTACCGAACCATCGTTTCCAGATGTAACAAATATCTGTGGCTGAGTGTATGCACCTGCTGGAACCAAGGTGAAGCCAGCCTTTAGCACTGCATCAGTAATACCAAACGTTTGTGTTTGAGAAGTCGTAAAAACATAAGTGAAAACGTCTTTGTCCGTAATTGTCGCAACAGCAAACGTTCCATTAGCCGGAGTCCCGCCCGTCAACCCACTAACCACAATCTCATCACCCACACTCAACCCGTGATCCTTAATCCGCATGGTAACGGTAGTGGAGGCACTCTGACTAGCCGCCTCAACCTGCCGACCGCTAGGAAACCATTCAAACCCTTGCACACCATCTCGAAACAGATACACACGATCAAACGCCTGTATCAAATCGCAATCTTGCGCCAACGCCTTTCCAGTAGGGTAGTCAATATCCGCCGTAGTGTAGCCATCCAGATCAACCAGAATAGCTTTAGAATCCAACGCCAACACGACACTCTCAGCGTTACCAGAATTAGGATCGCTGAACAAGCAGGAAGCCCGCACGTTGACGTTAGCCGCGTCGTTAATCGGAGTGGTTGTCAACGTTCCTGTCTGGTCACTAATCGAAGTCAATCCAGGAACAGGATACGTTAGGGTATCAACCCCTGTAACAGTCAAAGTAAAATCACCATCCATTACAGCATCCCCTACCAATCCCGTAATCCTACCCAATGCCGTGCCAGTCAACCCATGACCAGTAATCGTAATAGTCACAACCCCAGCCGCAACACTAGCCGCTGTAATGCTCTTTGCAGAATCAATCAGAAAGAACGGCAACTGTAATGGATCACCACCACTCACCAACGAGCCAGTCCGCGCCACAGCCCCACGACGAGGCTTCCAATAACCATCCATCCGCCCATTTAACGACTCTCTTACCTCACCAACCTCAAGCTGGTTCAACTGCAATCGCTGATTCACACCCACAAAACCACTATCCCCATCTGAGGACTGCCCATCATCCAGCGCACTACCACTCTGTGCAAACTGACTCATTAGGCGTAATACGCAATCACAACTCCAGATAAAACTTGAACCTTTGTGAACCGCCCACCAAACCCAATTCCCGCAGGTAAAACCTTTCCCTCTAGACGATCAATCTCATCAAGGTTCCCAGCAGTCTCGTTAGTATCGCATTCTAATACAGTATCATTCAACACCTGTATCCACCGAAAAACACCAGTAGCACTCGACCCGCCGTCAAGCACAATACCTCCGCCCTGACCATGCAAATCATAACTAACTGGACTGCTCATGCCCCACTCTTACCAGATTCAGCCAGCTTGTCAAGTCGCCATTTCTAATTGCCTTGGTGTAGCAACTGCTATCCGGTTAGTCGCAATCTCAAAATACTCAGCATCACGCTCAATGCCGATGAACTGGAAGCCCTCCAGCATTGCAGCCTTGCCTGTGCTGCCGCTGCCCATGAACGGGTCAAGCACGACGCCGCCCGGTGGTGTAACGAGTCGGCAGAGGTAACGCATCAGGGCGGTGGGTTTGACGGTTGGGTGATGGTTGCGGCGTGGTCCGCTCTCGGCTGATGGTGGCCGCTCGCCGTTCGCCACGCGGTAGTCTTGGTCGGTCCACTTGTTGCCATTGATTCGATGGATTGCCTCCAACCCCTCGCACCCCTCATCCCGATCCTTCTTGCTGGCCTTGGCGCAGTAGAAGAACCGGGCGGCGGAGCCTGAGTCTCCCTTGAACTCTTTGTGATTACGGTCTCCAGTTTTCCACCCATTCGGTTGCACCGTGTTTGCACTCTGTCCTTTCTGTGTAAAGTTCCCACTCTTTGTCACCGGAAACAGCCCCACCACCTCGTCGCTGCC